TTTGCTTCACCAGATGCAGCAGCCCTTTTCCCCAAGGTTCTCTCTCGTACGCTAAGAGAAGCAGCTGAGCCACAGCTTCTTGTGACCCCCCTGCTTTCCACTGTTCGTCTCGGTAAGGGGCGTTCTTTGGAGTTCCCAGCAGTCAATGCTATCCAAGCGGCTGAGATTCCAGAAGGCCAAGAATATCCAGAGCAAGCACTCGCCTTTGCAAAGCAGGTAGAGGGCAAAGTTTCAAAGAAGGGTGTAAAGCTAGCTTTCACTGAGGAAGTAATCGCTGACTCACTTTGGGACATTGTCGGTCTACATGTTCGTGCAGCCGGACGTGCCATGGCTCGTTTAAAAGAGCAGATTGCTCTTAGCCGCTTCAAGGATGCAGCAACTATCGTTTTTGACAACGATAGCGGTTCATATGATGACACAACAGGTCTTGACATTAATGGCGCTGCCAATCAGACAATTACCTGGGATGACATCGTGGACATGGCTGCTGTTCTCATGGCTGAAAATCATGTACCAACAGACTTTATTCTTCACCCCCTAATGTGGTCGGTATTCCTCAAGGATTCCATCTTCCATGCCGGTGGTGCAGCTTCTGGTGTTGGCACAAGTTGGGGATATCGTCCTCAGTCAGCTGAGGGTGCCCTTAATTCAACAGCTCCAATGGGACTAAATGTCCTTGTTTCACCATTCGTAAGCTTTACCGCTAAGAGTGGTGCAACTGCAGCTAAGTCAGACTTGTTCTTGATCGACCGTAACGAGGTAGGTACACTTCTCGTTAAGGACGACATGAGCACCGATCAGTTCGATGATCCAAGTCGCGACCTTCGTTCACTAAAGATGAAGGAGCGGTATGACATCGTAATGCTAGGTGACGGCGAAGGTATTACCGTAGCTAAGAACGTCAGACTCAGCCGTAACTATGAAGTACAGGTTACTAACGATATAGCCTGATAGAAAACCTTAGGGTCGTTATAGTTACAAATTACCCTAAAGCTTGGGGGTGGTGGAGAAATCCGCCACCCCCTCTGCTTTTATTGGATTTCTTTTATTACTATTAAAATAGGTTTTATTGATGGAGTGTGTTTAGTGAGCTTGTATTTAATAGACAACGCTACCGTAACTGTTAATACAGTTAATATTAAGTTTGGTAGAACAATAAAAATAGCTTCTTTAGTAAATGCTAACTTTACACTGTTTACCGACGCTGCTACACCGGTTCAAATTAGTTCTGCTTTTAGAACCATAAATACAATAACTGATTATAATCAGATTAGTAGAACTTTAACGCTTTATTGGAACGTTGTTTTATCTTCTGGTTCAGATTATATTATTAAGGTAGCTAATTTAGTAGATTCCTCTGGCTTAACTGTTCCAGAGGAACAGATAAGCTTTACTAGCCAAACTAATTCTGCTACACCGTCTATTCTTCAAGAAACTCAAGGGACTGTTCTTAATGAGGTTCTAATTGAAGATAAATCAGTTAGGGTAGACATAGAAACCGGATATCAGATTCTGGCAAAAAATCCAGATTTTTATATTATTTCTACAGATCCTTCAACGGGTAGCTTTTACTTAAATAATGATGAGAATAATGGACGAGTCACTATAAACTTTAGTTCACGTCCAGCATCAAACTTTTTGACCTCAAAATATTTTAAAGCTCAGAGAAAAAAAATACAGAAAACACCTTCTAGATGGGAGGCTGTAGACGCACAGGTGTCAATGCACTCATGGAGGGCTGATGTTTATGTGGACTTCCCATCTGACGACGCTACACCAGTTTATTCTACTGATGATAAAACATACTTTGAGTCTGGCTATAAGTATAGGGTTATTGTTTCTTCCGAAGTTGGTCCGTGATGGCTAATGCACTGTACGCAAAAGCTAAAGAGGCCTTACTTGAGGGTTTATTGGATTTAACTGATAATAATATTAAAGTGGCATTAATAAAAAATACTTATTCTGTAAATTTAAATACTCATGAGTTTTTGTCAGATATATCAGGATCTGCTATCGCCGGATACTCAAATATTTTAACTGGCAAATCAACCTCTCTTGGCATCTTTGATGCAGAGAATATAACAATAGAGGATTATGGTAATTCTGGATTTTCTTATTTGGTTATATATAGAGATACCGGTACTGCAGCTACTTCTAGATTAATTGCATACATTGATACGGCTACTGGCTTACCAGTTAACGCTACCGCAGATGTTATTTCAATTACGATAAATTGGAGTAATGATACTTATAAAATATTTGGACTATAAAGGATATTTATGACTACTTCATATCCCGGAACATTAGATAATTTTGTAAACCCAACCGCTACAGATAAGCTAAATTCTGCAACGGTACCACATCATCAGCAGCACACGGATTTGAACGACGCTGTTGAGGCAATAGAGACGGTCCTTGGCTTAAGCCCAGCAGGCGCCCATTTGACAGTTAAAGACAGAATAATCGCAGCAGAATCTGCTATAGCTACTCAATCGGTTTTAAATGGTTTAACTGATGTTACTATATCAACAGCTAATCCTGGTGATGTTTTGCGTTACAACGGCTCTGCCTGGGTAAATTATGGTGAAGAAAATCTTGTTGATGGAGGAAACTTTTAACAATGGCTAATACAATTAGAATCAAAAGAAGGGCATCTGGAGGATCTGGAGCGCCGAGCAGCGACGTACTCTATTATGGTGAGGGTACTGGTGGGGCAGGCGGTACAGCTACCACCATACTTGCTATTGGTGGATCTGGTGCTTTTGTAACTCTATCAAGTGATCAGACAATTTCTGGAAATAAAACATTTTCTGGAACAGTAGCTTTAGGTTCTTCTGCTACTGCAACAACACAAAGTCCAGGAGACAATACTACCAAAGTCGCAACCACAGCTTATGTTGATTCAGCCATAACTGCATCTACTTATACATTCACTTTAGCTGGAGACTCTGGAACCTCTCAAACTGTAGACGATAATGAAACTGCGACTATTGCCGGTGGAACCGGCCTATCTTCAGTTGCATCATCGTCAAATACCATAACCTTAAATCTTGATGATACAGCAGTCACCCCGGGGTCATACGGGACAAGTACAGCCGTGGGTTCATTTACTGTTGATGCACAGGGTAGATTGACTTCAGCTAGTAATACAAATATTAGAACAGCAACTAGCTCTGTAACCGGTTTAGCTTCTTTTGATTCTACAGACTTTACAGTTACAAGCGGAGCAGTTACGCTCAACGCTGAAAGAATTCAAGATATTGTTGGAGGAATGGTTTCCGACAATGTAGAGTCTGGAATAAGCGTATCTTATGACGATACAAATGGAAAATTAGATTTCAATGTAAATGATCCAACTATAACAATTGCAGGTGATGTAGACGGAAGCGCCACGATGACTAATCTTGGCAATACTACAATTACAGTAACCCTTGATACAGTAAATGACGATGCAGGCACACATGGTTCTTCTACCGCAATTCCTGTTATTACAATTAATGAAAAAGGTTTAGTAACAAATGTTACAACAGCCTCAATTTCTACTACCCTTAATATTGCTGGTGACACTGGAACTCCTGATGGAGTAGCTCTTGCAAGTGATACTTTAACAATTTCTGGTGGAGAGGGAATAGATACAGCTGTAACTAATAACACTATTACAATTTCCGGAGAAGATGCAACAACTTCCAATAAAGGTATTGCATCTTTTAACTCAGATAGCTTTTCGGTTAGCTCTGGCGCAGTGTCAATTAAGTCAGGTGGTGTAAGCAATAGTCAGCTAGCTAATTCATCAATAACAATAGGAACCACAAGTACTTCATTGGGTTCAACAAGTTTAGCTTTAGCAGGGTTACAACAAATTGACATTGACAATATTCGTATTGATGGAAATACAATTTCTGCTACAGATACTAATGGAGGAATTTCATTAGATCCAAATGGAACTGGTCATGTCTCGGTTAATAACGCAAGAATAGAAAACTTAGCAAATCCAGAAAATCCACAAGACGCAGCCACTAAAGCCTATGTCGATTCTGCAACTCAGGGATTGCACATTCATGCAACAGTAAAAGCGGCAACTGGAGCTACATTGGCCACAATTACAGGCGGATCTGTCACCTATAGCAATGGTACAGATGGAGTTGGGGCTACTCTAACTTTGGGAACAGCACTTACTGCCCTGGATAATTATAACCTCCAAAATGGAGATAGAATTTTAGTTAAAAATCAGGCAACAGCAGCACATAACGGTATTTATACATGGGCAACTGGTGGCACAGTTTTAACAAGAGCTACTGACTTTGATTCAGCAGCAGAAATCGCCGGTGGTGACTTTGTATTCGTAGACAATGGTGATAATTATGGCAACACCGGTTGGGTTTGTGCTGATGAAGTCAATACAGTGGGCACCGATGCTGTAAACTGGATCCAGTTCTCAGGTGCAGGAACCTATTTGGCTGGTACCGGTTTGGTATTAGATGGTTCTACTTTTAATATTAACTTGGCTACAAATAGTGGTTTGTTAATTACTTCAGATGAATTGCAAGTCAATAGCACAATAGCTGGCAATGGTTTAACTTTTTCCAATGGTGTTATAGCTGTTGGCGGTACTTCTGACAGAATTTCAGTAACATCAGACGCAATTGATATTGCGTCAACTTATGTAGGTCAAAACAGCATAACCACACTTGGTACGATAACTTCTGGTACATGGAATGGCACTACTATTGCAATAGCCAATGGCGGCACTGGCGCAACCAATACTACTGACGCAAGAGCAAATCTTGGGTTAGCTATTGGCACAAATGTCCAAGCATACGATGCTGAGTTGGCTGCTATAGCAGGGTTAACATCTGCTGCAGATAAGTTGCCATACTTTACAGGAAGTGGCACCGCTGCCTTAGCTGACTTTACCTCATTTGGTCGCTCACTTGTTGATGATGCTGATGCATCAGCCGCTAGAACAACTCTGGGACTTGGAACTATAGCTACCCAGAATTCAAATAATGTTTCGATTACTGGTGGCTCAATAGACAATATAACTATAGACGGTGGGACCTTCTGATAGAAGGAATTTAAATGAAATATGAT